CCGGTGCGGTGGAACGGGCAGGCGGCAGAAGGCAGAAGGCAGAAGGCAGGAGGCGGAAGGCAGGAGGCGGAAGACGCGCCCTATCTGGCGTGCAGGAAGTGCAAGGGGGCGCTGGACAGATCGGGGGCGGGGGAGTGGGTGGCGGCGTATCCGGGGCGGGAGACGGTGGGGTTTCACCTGACGAGGCTGTTCTGCCCCACGGCAACTCTTGAGGGCATCGTGCGGGCGCTGGAGACGGCGGATGAGACGAAGCGGAAGGAAGCGTTCAATCAGGACCTGGGAGAGCCGTATACGCCGCGGGGCGGGCAGTTGACGGATGAGGTGCTGGACGAATGCCGGCGCGAGTATGCCCATGGGCCGCTGCCGGGGGGCGCGCAGACGGTGATGGGGGTCGATGTGGGCAAGGTGTTGCATGTGGTGATCCGGGCGCAAGAGGCAGGTGGGCCGGGCTCCGTGCAGGCCTGGGCGGGTGAAGTGGATAGCTGGGACGAGCTGGGGCGGATGATGCGCCGATTGGCGGTGCGGACGTGCGTGGTGGATGCGCTGCCGGAGACGACGAAGGCGCGGGAGTTTCAGGCTCAGTGGCCGGCAGGGGTGGTGTGGCTGGCGTTCTACGTGGGGCAGGCGGCCGGGGCCAGGCGGGCGGAGTCGGCGGTCTGGGACCTGCCCAACGGGGTGGTACACCTGGATCGCACGCGGACGCTGGATGCGATGTTAGGGCGCTTCTACGAGCGCACGGCGACGCTGCCGGCGCACGCGCGGGACGTGCGGGATTACTATGCCCACCTGAAGGCGCCGGTGCGGGTCATCGAGGATGGTCCGGGCGGGGAGAAGGTGGCGCGCTATGTGGAGACCGGGCCGGATCACTTTGCGCACGCGGAGAACTATGCACTGGCGGCGGAGGGGGCCCGGCCGGGGGCGACGGTGAGCCGGGGTCGTATCGTGCGGGTCGAAAGTTTGGGATTCGGGTGAAGGATAACGCCCCGGTCTCCGGCCGGGGCGCCTTTAGCTACTCCTGCGATTCGAGATCGGTCAGTCTGACGACATGTTCCCGGCTTGCCTGCCGGATCATGATCCAGTCCCAGCACTCCGGCTCTGGATGATCCGAGTAGGTCTCGCTGACCGTGGCGTCGCGGCCATCGTGCCGCACGTGATCGCCGCGCTTTGGTTCTGTCTTGCCGCTCATTGCTGTTGCTCCTTTACGCGCTGCTCGCACAGCGTGCACATAACGGACCGGAAAGGCCGCCATCGCCGTGCAGACGCACGAACGGCAAGCCGCCGAACTCCTGGCCGCACTCCGGACATTCGGAAGTTGGCTCCAGATCACCGAAGCGGTCAACTTGGATGTATCCGACGAGGAGCTGCGGGTCGTAGTGCTGGAAGTGCTGCTCCAGCAATCCTACGGCGATAGTCAGCAGATCGGTCAGACTCTTGCCGGTACGCTCGATCAACTCATCGTACCGGCGTCGCGTCTCAGGTGCCACAATGGTGCTGACCTGCGTTTTAGGCATCCTCGGCCTCCTCGGCCTCCTCAATCCAGCGAGCGAGGACCTCCTCCGCATCCACGACCACAACCTCCCGAAAGTGACTGAGGTCGCCGATCCTCCATTCGGAATCGTCGCGGAAGTCGCCGCTCGACCTCCAGGCGATGACGTTCTCGTCAAGCGCCACAAAATCGATCCCCTCGGTCCATTCGCCACTCCCTGCCCGGTTAAACCACTGGCAGGTGGCAATGTAGCCGGTCGGGACGGGAGTCAAAATCTCTTCGACATCGTGAATCACCGCTTGTCGCAGGTCATCGAGGTCACAGATGGTCCACTCGCCATCGTCGCTCTTCCGCCAAGCAACGTGCTTCTCGTCAAGCGGAACAAAATCGATGCCATCCCGGCATACGCCAAATACGGTGCTGAATCTTAGCTGGTGGATGTAGCCGGGTAGTACTGCACCGTCTGGCGGTTCCCAGATCGGCATCTGGTTCTTCAGGTCCTCGACCAGCACTGTCTGGTTTTCGATCTCGGTGTCGGTAAGCATATTGCACCTCGTATGCGTGATCGGTCTGTGACCGGCTCTCTGAGCATCTGGTGCCCCGGCCTTGCGACCGGGGCGGCGGATCGTTTAGAGCGGTGCCGGGTAGTTATTTCTCGATCCACTGTCGGATGGGGGTCAGGTCGAGGTTCTTGAAACTTTTGGTCCAAGTCTCGCCGTCGCCGTCCGGGTTGAAGCCGCCGAACTCGGTTTGCATCATGCTGACAACCGGCTCGCTACTGCGGCCAACGCGCCGGCTGGTCACTTCGATGCCGAGGCTCTCAAAAATCTGATTTGCGGCGCCGAAATCGTCCGCCGTCAGGTGGAGTGCATCCAGGACTTTCCTTTGAGCTACGCCAACCGGGGTCTGTTTCATGTTGCCTGTCCTTTCTGAGTGTATGTTTCCTTGCTGCTAGACTTATTCTAGCACAAGTCTAGCATCTTGTCAAGACCCAATATGCCCAAAGAGCAATGTTTTAAGGTTTGTCGAGGGAGCCAGGGCCGGATCGTGCGGGTCGAAAGTTTGGGATTCGGCTGAAATTGGCTGAAATTGGTGGCGCACCTCGCGCCAGTGGCGCGCGGGGTCGTGGTATAGTGGTACAGATTGGTTCCCAGTATGGTGATTATAGGAAGTGACGAGGTGGGTCATGGCGAAGGTAGGGATCGGGTCACAGGTGAGTAAGCGGGCCTGGGGCGACGTGGATAAGAGCGCGTTGGGGCGGGCGCTGGCGGATCACTACGCGGCTGGGGAGGCTTCGAAGGCGATCGTCAGGGAGGCCTATGCGTTCGTGCCGGGGGATGCGTTTGGGAAGGACGGCGAGGGGAAGCCGTCCTTTACTTTTTCCAAGGGCTGGGGCCCGCACCATGAGCTGTCGGGAGATGAGCTGGTAGTCAACCAGGGCGGGGTGCAGGCGGCGGCGGGAGCCCTGGGCGGGGCACGCAGCGAGCCGAGCCTGTCCGATGCGGAGCAGGCACAGGCGAAGCGCCACATCCGGAAGCATTACAAGGCGCTGAAGCTGGAGGTGCCGGACAGCCTCAAGGAGAATCTGGCGGGTCGCCGCCAGGCCATGCCCCTGCAGGAGCTGACAAAGGGCAGCCTGGAGTACACGACGAACCTGGTGCGCACGGCATTCCAGCGGCAGTTCGGGCCCCAGTTCGACACGGATGCCCACTGGCTGTGGGTCGAGGAATGCTTCGCTGATTTCGTGATCGTGCGCGACGGGGAGCTGCCGGAGGACGAGTACTGGCAGGTGACCATGCGCCGGGATGCCGACGGGCAGTATGTGTTCGCCGAGCGGGAGGAGTGGGAACTGGTTGAGCTGGATTATCAGCCCTCGGCGGGCGGCGGCATGCAGGAGAGCGCTCGGTCGACCCGGCGACGGCTCGAGGAGAGCGGGGCGCCGAAGGCGGAACTGGTAGAGGCGAGCGGTGCGCAAGGGGCGGTCCGGCGCATCAGGATCAGTGGCCTGATGACGGCGGGCATGGTGAATGGGAACGGCCGGCGCTATCCGGCCAGTGTGATCGGGGCAGCGGTCGACGCATGGCGGACGCATCTGCACGAGAGCGCGGGGCAGGGCCGGTTAAAGATCCTCACGGGCGAGGCGGATCACCCAGACGACAAGGGTAATCGGCGGGCACAGTTCCTGGAGACAGTCGTCAAATGGACGGATGTACGGTTCGATGGGACGAACGTCGAGGTGACGGGCGAATTGATCCCGACATCGAAAGGGCGCGACGTGCTGACGCTGATGGAGGCTGGCGTGCGGCCGGGCGGCAGCGTGAGGGGATTCTACGATTCGAAGCCGGTGCGGGAAGGCGGCCAGGTCATCGAAGAGGTGACGTGGTGCGAGATCACCGGGGCCGATCTCGTGGGGGATCCATCGTTCGCCAACGTGGCGGATTTGATGGAGGCGAGGCAGAGCGGAGGAGCGGGGGAGCTGCACTCCGCTAAGGGTAACGGGATAGAAGGAGATGAGGAGATGGATCCGGAGAAGCTGATGGAGCTCATCAAGGCCCATCCCGAGCTGTTCAAGGGGCTCGTGGCCGAGAGCGTGCAGGAGATGACGGACGCGCAGCGGAAGGCGCTGGAGGAGCAGGTGCGCGTGGCGCTGGGCGTGGACGAGAACGCCGACCTGGCGAAGGCGTTGACCGAGGCAGCCGCAGCCAAGAAGCAGGTCGAGGCAGAGGCGCGGGCGAAGGCGATCGCCGAGGCGGTACAGGCGGCCCGCAAGGATTTGCCCTACAGCAGGGAGCTGAACGAGGCATTTGCGGACGAGCTGCGCGAGAGCGTCCAGGCGGCCGCCGATGTGCCGGACCGCGCGGCGGCGCTGCGCAAGCGGTACGACCACGTGGTCAGCGTGGCGAAGCTGGCGGGCATGGGATTCCGGGGTGTGCAGGTGCTGGGGCCGGTGCTGGAGCGCGAGCTGGGGGTGCCGGAGTTCGCCCGGGCGAGCTTCGAGTTCACCGAGAGCATGATCAAGCGGGGGATTGCGCAGCGGCGCAACCTGGCGCAACCGCAGACGGTGAACGAGCAGATGGCGGCCCGGGTCCTGGAGCGGTTCGACCAGGCCTACCGGCTGCCGCTGCTGCGCGAGGCGCAAGCACTGCAGGAGACGGAGCTGGCTTCCGATCTGAACCTGCCGTACAGCGTCAGCCGGGCGATCCTGGCGGAGGTGTGGCCGCAGTTGATCGCCACCTCCATCTTCGACGTGGATGTGACGGAGCAGACGCCGACCCGGGTGTACTACGAGGACTACCAGGACGTGAGCGGCAAACATGCGACGGTGACCGATGAGGCAGTGGCGGCCGACCTGGATGCGTGGGTGAGCCTGGCGCACAAGATGATCGAACCGGGGACGGTGGTAGTGACGGCAAATGGCGGATCGCCGACCTACACGGAAGGCACCGATTACGTGGTCGATTACCTGGACGGGGCGCTCTACTGCCCCAGCGGTTTGACGATCACGGACACCCAAGACCTCGACGTGGACTACCACTACGACTCGGTGCGGGAGGGCGAGAACACGGCGATCCAGCGGGCCAAGATGGTACTGGGCTACAGCACTCTGGATTGCAAGGCCAACCGGCTGGCGACGCAAATCACCAATGAGGCGGTGGTTTTCAGCCGCAGTCAGATCGGCTGGGACGCGACGTCCAGGACGCTGGCCAGCCTGGTCAACGAGCTGCGCAAGGAGATCGACCGGGCGCTGATGTACAACGCGCTGAGCAAGGCGTTGATGGTGGCCAGCAACAGCGGCGGCACGTGGACGGCGGCGACCGATCCGATCATCACCCTGGTGAGTTATGTCGGCGTGGCGAAGGTCAAGCTGGCCAAACGGTGGTTCGAGCCGCAGTGGCTGCTGCTGAGCTCGACCAACTCAGACAGCGTGGGGAACTGGGATGGGTTCACCGCGGCCGGCAAACGGCCGGACGTGGACCTGAATGCGAACGGCTACGTGGGTCGCCTGAAGGGGCTGCCGGTGTTCGCGGCGACGGAGTTCTCCGATAGCTACGGCGTGGTGGGCAACAAGCAGGTGATCCACTACCGCATCTATCAGCCGATGCAGCTCAAGGGCCCGTACCCCAGCTACTCCAGCGACAAGCTGGTGGCAGCCGATCAGTGGTATGCCGAGCAGTACGATGGGTGGATTTCGCCGGTATCCGGGAAGGCCAGCTACGTCAAGATCGCGTGATAGGAATAGGGAGCAGGAGTCAGGGGTCGGGCAGGAACGGGAGCCAGGCAGCGGCTCCCTGCTCCCTGTTTGGTTTTTAGGAGGTAGAGGATGAACAGGTACAGGCGGATGATTGGGTGGGCCGCGTTGACAATGGTCGCGATGATGGTGATGCTCCTCGGCGGGTGCGTGCCGGTGCCGATGCCGGCTGTGGAGCCCATGCCGGACCCAACGGTGCTGCCCTTCCCAACAGGGGAGCCCAGGGCGGTACCAGCGTTGGCGATGTCGATGTCGGTATCCGATCGCTACTATGAGTCGATGCGGATCGGCAAGGCGTTTCAAGTTGACGGGACGACATCCCTGACCGGGGTAACGACCTTCGGGGCGAATCCTGTCTTCGAGGGGGCGACGGCGGACGCCTATGAGACGACGCTGGCGATCACCGACCCGACGGCGGATCGGACCATCACGGTGCCGAACAGCTCCGGGACGATCGCACTCAACCCATATGGGGCGAGCATCGAGTTCGAGGGAGACACCGCTAACGACTACGAGACCACGCTGGCCGTGACCGACCCGACGGCTGACCGCACGCTGACGCTGCCGAACGAGACCGCGGCGGTGATGGTGTCGAGCCTGACGACCAATGGCACGACGATCACCAACAGTGTGACCGGTGCCTCGAATGGGCTGATTTGGGAAGGGGCGACGGCGGACGAATACGAAACGACCCTCAGCGCAACTGACCCGACCGCCGATCGCAGCGTTGTGCTGCCGAATGCGGGCGGGACGGTGATGCTGTCGAGCCTGGCGACGAACGGGGCCGATGCTGCAAACGCCGTAACCGGGGCCTCAAATGCCCTGGTCTTCGAGGGGGCGACCGCCAACGACTTCGAGACTTCCATCACGCCCACCGACCCGACAGCCGATCGCAGCGTTGTGCTGCCGAATGCCGGCGGGACGGTGATGCTGTCGAGCCTGGCGACGAACGGGGCCGATGCTGCAAACGCCGTAACTGGGGCCTCAAATGCCCTGGTCTTCGAGGGCGCGACAGCTAACGACTTCGAGACCTCGTTGTCCCCTACCGACCCAACCGCCGACAACACCGTGACCTTGCAGGACGCTTCCGGGACTGTTGCACTGACCAGCCAGGCCGTTGACATGACGCTGACTGCCGACGCGACGGGCGGCAATGCCGGGGCAAAAACCGAGTTCATCGGCCTGCCGCGTATCAAGCTGATTGGCGGCGGCCAGGGCACCAACCCCGGCTCACAGACCATTGCCCTCTTCGACGACTCGCCCAACGGCGAGTTTGCACCCATCACTGACACGGTAGAGGCCCTGGACACCACCTACTACAGGTACGGCAGCGCGTCCTACAGCGTCACTTTCCCGGTCACACCGACCGTGGGTGACGGCTTCATCGACGCCAACCTGGGCGCTGGGGCGGCCTGGGACGACATGGAGAGTTTCGGTGCCCTGGTCTATGCCAGTACCACCCTGGCCAGCGGCGACCTCGAGCTCGTGTTGACCGATGACGGCGGCGAACGAACCTACAATTTGCCCGCCATCACAACGGGTGCGAAGTGGACCTGGATTGAGGTTGACATTGCTACCGGCGATCTAAGTGCAGTCTCCGATGTCGCGATCAAGCTCACGACCCAAGGTGAGACCAACCTGGTGGCGGGCTTCACCTTCAAGGTTGATATCGCCTATGTGTGGGACAGCGTTGACGAGGAAGCACTGGGCGTGGCGATCCAACAGGATGGCATCCTCGGGGTGATCAACACGGAGACCGGCGCAGGGCTCGTAGAACTGACCGACTTCCTGGTGCACTACGAAGCCGGGCCGGATTTCATCGTGTACATCACCGATCAGAGCACCGCGGACATCGCGATCCTGGCGGCATACTGAGGGCGTGGAGCAATAGCGGGTTGGCCTGCCTGTTTGCACGCAAACGGGCAGGCCCGACAGTGATGTGCGCATGTGCGGGACGGGAGGCGCCGATGGTACAGTTGCGGGTGGTGCGGGGGCCGGTGGTGGTGGGGCACGTGATGGGATGGACGGGGGACGTGGTGGCGGCATTGCCGAATGTGGCCGAGGCACTGCTGGCCAGCCGGCCGGGCGCGGTGGAGATCGTTGGTCACGGCGAGCAAGGGGCGGCCCAGCCGCCGGTCACGCCCGGTCCGGAGGTTGGACCGACGGCTGGGGAGCCGGCTCAGCCCCCACCGCGGCGGCGGCGACGATGAGCATCAGTCTGGCCACTCTGCAGGCGAAGCTAACGGCCGCGGTGCCGGCGCGCAACGGTGTCCCCAGCACGGCGCAGTATCAGCAGTGCGTCGAGGATGCGGTGGCGGATCTGAGCCAGCGTAAGTCGAATGAGAAGGTGGCGGCGATCAGCATCGTTTCGGGCACGGGCGGCTATACGCTGCCGGACGACTTTGTGCGGTTGATTGCGCTGGAGAAGCTGCTGGCGACGGACGGCGTGCTAATCAGCGATGTCGGACTGATTCCCGTCGATGCGGCCGAGGAGGAACTCTTTACGATCGCCGGGCTGACGCTGACGATCACGCCGACGCCGAGCTACACGACGGTGCGCCGCCTGCGCTATGCGGCGGGGCACGTGCTGAACGTAAGTGTGGCGTATCCCGATCTGACGGCGGCGGATGCGCGGCTGGCGCTGTTGAAGGCGCAGGCCTTGGCCCTGGAATTGCAGGCCAGTGCGGCGACGGCCGAGGGGTGGAAGTACCAGATCGGCGATGAGAGTGTGGACAAGAGCGGCTTACCCGGGAGGTTCCAGGAGCAGGCGCAGCGGCTCGATGCGCAGTACCTGGCGGCGGTGGCGGCCGCCATGGGAGCGTTCGGGGTGCGTGGCTGAGAAGTGCGATGTCAATCCAAACCACAACGGAGCTCCCCGAGTGGGAAAACATCGTGCGGCAGGTCTCGATATTGCTGGACCTGGTGCCCGAGGTCAATCAGATACGGGTCGGAATTGCATCTCTGGACCGCAATCTGATAGTCCTCCAGGCCGATGTCAGCGCGCTCAAGTCTGATACCGGCGACGTAAGGCGCCGGTTGGACCGCATCGACTGGGCGACCAGCAGTGGACAGTTGCCGATGCGCCCTGGCAGCACGTGGGTGATGTTCGCAATTGGCATGTTTAGCTTGTTTCTGATGGCAGCTCTGCTCTATCTTGTTGCGATGCGATCATGACCCAGATCTGGCTGGCTATGTACCTGGGCCTGTTCGTCTTCAATGGTTTCTGTGCGTGGGCAGGCGTCCTTGGATATCGGCCGTTTCGCCGGCGGTGGCAGCTCGTAGCATGGCACATCTTCCTGATGATCGAGGTTGCGGCATCGGCTCTTTTCCTGAACACTGACTACCAATTCGAGAGCTATCGCACGCTGCTACGTCTGGCCTGGATGGGTGCGCTAATCATCGGCATCACCATCCTGGTTGGCTGGCTACGTCAGAGTCTACGGGAGCTCCGGGAGAACGGACAGTGGCCCAGGTGGCAACTGTGATCGGTAATGCGGGCACTGGGCGCCGAGATTGGTTCCCAGTAGACGCATTATGGGAAGT